AAGACAAAATAAAGAAGTATGAAGAATTTCTTACTAAATATAAAATTGATTTAGAAAGGGAAGCTGATACAGCCGATACTTCTTTCCATTTTGCGAGTAATGAAGTGCTTTTGGAATTGGCTAAAACCTATAGCGATATTCCATACAGCTATAATGTAAAGGTAGCTGATGTACTTTACAATGAATTGATGCGGAGAAATTTGGTTAAAGAAGCTGAAAAACTAAAAGAATCATTGAATAAGAGTACATGGTATGTGAAACCTTGGATGAGATTCTAATATGCCAGATTTTCAGGTTTTCAGAAGGGAAACAATAGTTCCAGCATTTCTATCCTTACTAAAGAAGTATGAAGATAGAATACAAGCAGCATATTATGATGCTTTGATGAACATACAGGGTGAAATGAAGATAATTTATGATAAATATGCTGTTAATGGCATATTAACTACTTCAGATTTAGCAAAATATAATAGATATGCTGCAATAGAGGAACAATTATTGAGCATCTTGGAACCTGCTATAAGAAAAGGCTTATATGCAATAAAAACAGCATTGCCAGAATTGTATAAACAGTCATTCTTCTATAATGAATGGGCTTTAGATATGGTTACTGGTATGCATTTGGGTTTACTTATTCCTTCTGCTGCTCAAATAGCTAAATTGTTTTCTATTGAAGAAATAAATAATAAATTTTATGCAGAATCATTGAAAGAATATACAACAGTATCAAGAAGAAAAATAAGAGAAGCACTGATGAATGGATTGGCTCAAGGCAAAACTTTTGAAGATATGAGTAGAGATTTATCAAAAGCTATAGATATTTCAAATAGTAGAGCATTGAAAATAGTAAGAACAGAAGGGATGAATGCACTTACTGCTGGTTCAGATTATACATACTATCAAGCATTAGATAATGGTGTTAAAGGATATATGGTATGGGATGCTGTTTTGGATTTAAGAACAAGACCAGACCATGCAGCTATGGATGGAAAGAAAAAGGATATGGAAACTGGACTTTATACATTACCTAATGGTGAAACCACTCCATATCCGCATTGGGAAGGATTAAGTCCAGAGCAGCGATGTAACTGTAGGTGTCTTGAAAACTTCTTTGTAGAAGGGCACGAACCAAAATACAGAAGAACTAAAGAGCAAGGAATTATTCCCTACATGACCTATAATGAGTGGTACAAAAAATATCATGGAGGAGGTGAATAATGGCTGTTAGTAAAAAGCGGAAATCCAATAAAATTAAAAAAGTAATGCATGAGTATAAAATGGGTACATTAAAATCCAGTTCTGGTAAGAAAGTTAAAAGCAGAAGACAGGCAATAGCAATAGCTCTGAGTGAAGCTAAAAGACTAAAATAACGGAGGTGTTAGGATGGCTTGTAAAGGTTCAAAAAAGAAATCTTCTAAAAAGACTTCTAAAAAGAAATAGAAGGAGGTCGTAAAATGGCTAGAAAACCTAAATTGGGTAGTGGCAAACGATTTGCTGCTATTGAAAAGAAAGCTAGAGAAGCTGGATATGAAAATCCAGCAGCAGTTGCAGCAAGTGTTGGTATTAAGAAGTATGGTGTCAAGAAAATGACTAAATTGGCACAGGCTGCAAAAAAAAGAAAGAAAAAGGCGGGCAAATGAATAATAAAACTGCTACAGGAAGTTCACTTTCTTGTTATCTTAATTGGATTGCTACTGAATTGCAGAAAAAGGAGTTTGGAGAGGTGTCCATTAAATTTGTTGTTCGTGATGGAACTATAGTTGATGTAAGAAAGGAGTCGGTGGACACGGAACATTTTAGTAAAACTATACAATAGGAGGTACTTGACAAAATATAAAATGTGTGCTATATATGGTTAATGATATAAAGCTGGCTGGAAAAACCAGAGGCGGGAGATGTTGAATAGCGTCTTCTGCCTTTTTTCGTATAAAGGCAAAGGAGGTTTTAATTGAACAAAGCAAGACAAAGAAAACTTGAAGCTAGACGAAGAAGACTTGCAGCATTGCATGGTGTTCCTAGCGAAAAGGGTTCTAATGTCATTGAAAATTCAAATAAGGATTTGGTTACTGTACCCGTTGTTGTACAGAATGAATCAAATACTTCAAAAACAAGAAAATCTAGAGGAAGACCAATGAAAAGAAGACTTCCAAAATCTGAGTAGGATTAAAATACTACAGGATTTTTGTGAAGGATACAAGGAGAAATAATATGAATGATGAGACTATTACATTTGAACAGGTAAAAGCTTTTTTGGAAGCAAACAGTGATGATGAGACTATTAAAACTTATTTGAAGGGATTAGTTCCAGAAGAACCAATAACTCCTGATAAGGTTAAGGCTTATCTTGATACACCAGATGGTAAAGCGTTAATTCAGCCGATGATGGACAAACGTGTTACTGAAGCATTGGATACATACAAACGGAAAACATTTGATAATGAAGTCAACGCAAGAGTTGCTGCTGAATTATTGAAACGTAATCCAGAAGAGACACCTGAGCAAAAGCGTGTTCGTGAGCTTGAAGAGAATATGAGGAGAATGAAAGAAGAACAAGAGATGGAGAGACTTAAAAGTCAGATTAAAGATTTGGCATTTAAGGAGGGAGTCAGTTTAGATTTTATTGATAATATTCCATTTACAAGTGTAGAACAAGCGAATTTATATATTCGCAATTTCAAAACTGAAATAGAAAATGCAAAAACTGCGAAAGTAAATGAACTTCTTGCAAGTGGTTATAAGCCTGGAGCAGGAAATGAGATAAAATCTACTAATAAAGTTGATTTATCTAAACTTTCGGAGAAAGAAATGATTGAGATGGAAATGGCTGGTGAGCTTGATAAAGCTCTTGGTAAAGTATAATTAAAAATTTAAGGAGATAAATATGGGTCTAGAAAATTTTATACCGACAATATGGAGTTCTAAACTTTTTGTTAGACTTCAGAAAGCTCTTGTGTTTGCTTCATTAGTTGATAGGCAATATGAGGGTGAAATTAGAAATGTAGGTGATTCTGTAAAAATCAATGAGATTGGTAAAATTTCAGTAAATGATTATACAAAATATGAAGCTATTACTTGGCAGAAACTTGATGGTGCACAGAAGATTCTAACTATTGACCAAGCAAAGAGTTTCTCTTTTACAATTGATGATATTGATACTGCACAGATGAATCCAAAGATTATGAATGCTGCAATGACTGAAGCTGCTTATGAAATTGCAGATGTAGTTGATCAGTATATTGCTTCATTCTATAAGGATGCTGGAATAACTAATACTACAAATATGGGTTCTGTAACTACTGCTGTTACTGTAACTTCTGGAAGTGTTATTAAAGTACTTTCTTTTGCATCAAGATATATGTCAGAACATAATGTACCACAAGCTAATAGATTTATTGTTGTTCCGCCTTGGTTCCATCAGAAACTGCTTCTTGCTGAAATTGGTGGTGTTTCTGCTACTGCTGTACCTAAAGTATTTGATGATGGTGCAATGACTAGTGGTTATATTGGTGATGCTCTTGGATTCAGAGTCATTGTATCTAACAATGTTGCTGAAGCTGCAACTGGTGTTTCTGCTATTATGGCTTTCAATAATACTGCTATTGCTTATGCTGGACAGATTAGTAAGATTGAAGCAGTAAAACGTGAGAGTTATTTTGATCAGGGTGTGAAGGGATTATATTTGTATGGTGCTAAAGTTATTAGGCCAGAAGCACTTTGCACACTGTATCTTAAAGAAGGTTCTGAATAATCGGAGGTAAATTATGGGAACGATAACAATAAATCCAGTAAGTGTAGCTCTAGCTGGAGTTGCAATTACTAAAACTGATACTGGCGGAACCGCGGGTTCTATTATAGTTGCTCCTACCACAGCACAGAGTTCATTGAATTTTGAAGATTTGTTTGTGATTATTGAGAATTATGCTACTTCTGCTTCTTGTACAGTAACAGTGAAAGCTGGTGATGATTATTCAGAAGTAGGCATTGGGAATGCTCCTAGTGTTACTATTGCTTCGGCTACTACAAAAGTAATAGGTGGTAAAGAACTTGAGTCTGCTAGGTTTAAGGATAAAGATGGCTATTTGAATTTGGATATTACTACTACTGCTACATGCTATGTATATGCAGTAATGAATCCATTTACTGTCCTTAATCCGAAATAATATGGAGTTAAAATAATGCCAATAACTACTGCTACTGCGGTAACTTTGTACACTTCTATAAGCTGTTCTGCTCAAACAATAATAAATAATCATCTTATAGAAGATGTACAAATGGCTATAGTAATGAGAACTAACAATTATTTTACAACTGATATTGATTTACAGGATTATGTAACTTTTGACCCAGCATTGAAAACTATTACTTGCAATGATGTCGATTTCATAATAGAGGGTTTTATTAAAGGATTTGATATTTATGTCTATGGAAGTTATCTGAATGATGGATATTATACATTAAAAAATGTTACTAAGAATGTATTGGAGCTTGAAGACTGCACATTATATAATGAACCATCAGATAGACCAATACTTATATCTTTAGTAAAATGGCCTCAAGAATTAAGCAAAATAGCTTGCAAGATGATAGCATACGATTATGACATAAGACCTAAAAGAGTAGGGATTCGTTCTCATTCTTTGGGGCCTTTTAGTGAAACATATACAGAAACTGGGTTAGATGATTATGGATATCCTATAGAAATAACTGGTGCTTTAGAGAAATATACTATAGCGAGGTTCTATTAGTATGATTGATGATTTACTAACAATGAAAGATATACAGATAATAAGAAAATCACAAACATACGATGGAATGGGCGGGTTTACAGAAACTACAACCGCAACGACAGTAGTAGGAGTTATTTATCAATCTGGAACGGGTGGTAGAAAATATCCTGGAACGGGTGGTAGAAAATATCTTTCTGATAAAATGGTGCAGGAAACCACTCATGTTTTAGTAATGAAACCTTCGAGTTATACTTTTACTTCTAATGATGTGCAAGTAACTCATGGAGGGAAAACATATACGATTATAGGTATTCCTGATGATGTTATGGGGTATGGAGAAATTACCGTGGTGGGATTGAGGCAAGCTATATGATGGATAACAAAGAATTTAATTTTGCAAGTATTCGTACAAACTGGAATGGTGATGAGATTAAATCTTTAGCCAGAAAGGTTGTTGAAGGCAGTGTGTGGGATTTAGCTATGGAAGTAAATTCCAGAGCAAAAGAATATTGCCCGAAACGATATGGATATCTTGCAGCTTCAATCAATGTACAGATGAGTAATAGAGGAACTGAACTTGAATCACCTGAAACCTACAGAAGAATGAATCCTCCAAAGGGATACAATGTAGAGCACTTTGAACCTATAACAGCACCAGAGAATGATATTGAAGCTGATATAGGAACTGCTGTGCCATACAGTTTTTATATGGAATATGGAACTTATAAAGATGCAGCGCAGCCATTCTTACGACCAGCTTTTGATGAAACTTTTGGTAAATTTAGTGAGATTGTAGAAGTTAATGGCAAAAATGTTTTTGCTGATTATATGAGGAAATGAAAATGAAGGATTATCAGTTTATAGGTTATCTCATGAATCAGTGTACTGCAATAACAAATATTTGTAGCACAAGGATATATCATGGAGTAGCTCCACAAACTAGTTCTTTATCTTCATTATTACCTTTTATTACGTATTATCAGCTCCCTGGAGGAGCTAGAAGTAATGGATTGTGTCATCCAATTTATTCTGTAAACTGTAGGGCAGCTAATGCTGCAACAGCAAGGGATTTAGCGGATGAAGTATCAAAATTGTTTGGTGGAACATGTGGAACAGGATGTATAGGAATAGCATCAACTTTTGTTGCAGAGCGAATGTCTGTAGTACGAGATACTGGTATTATTCCTGAAACTGATTGTTTCAATGCTCCAGTTGATGTTCTACTGGTTTATTCAGTAGATACTGTTAGTTAATTATTTTATAAGGAGATTTATATGCCTATTTATCAAAATTCTAGTGTGAATACTTCTAATCTTATCCTTGGTAACTGCAAGATTGAAGTAGCACCATATGGAACAACTGCTGCATCTTCAGCATGGACTAACCTTGGTGCTGGTATTGTGAATAGCTTTAAGCATGTTCCTACAAAATATAGTGTACAGGCTGGTAATGCTCCTGACCCTATTGAAGGTGTTGCTACTGAAGTAGCACAGATTACTGGTGAACTTATCGAGTATGATGCTACGGTTCTGTCTACTATTAATGGTGGTCTTATTTCTGCAACTGCTACTTCTTCTGTAAGTACTGTTGTTGCTGGTGGTAACAACATTATTACTCCTATGGCATTCAGAATTACTAATAAGAGAATTGTAAGTGGAACCACAAAGTATACGACTCTTACGGTATTCAAAGCTACTTTGGATGGTGGGCCTGAAATCACTTTCAAATCTGACAACGATACAGACCCAATCGCTGTTATGCCGTTTGCTATTACTGCAAAACTCGATACTTCTCTCACTGCTGGAAGTCAGCTGTATACAATCACAAGAGACCTGTAATAAAGGAGTTTTCTAAATGGATAAAGAAACTGAAGGCATTGTTGATTTGGACATTTTGAAACCACCTAAAAAGATAATAAAGTTGGGTGGTGTTCAGATAGATGTTTCTTTCGTTCCTTGTGGAATAACATGGGAAATAGACTCATTAGTAAGGAAACTATCTGAATATGATGAAAACAAATTGAAGGATGAGAAATCATCTAAAGAAGCATTGGATATTATCATAAAATTGTGCAGTACCTTTGCTTCTTTCAAGAATCCAGAACTCAGTGAGAAGTGGTTCAGAGAGAATGTTGAAATGCCTCAAATAAACGCCTTTGTAAGTTTGATTAAAGAAGCACTCATCAGGTCTTATGCAGGTGTGGAGCAATATGGAAAAAACTGAAAGGGGGCCAAGGGGGAGACGGAAAAGTCCACCTTGGCCCACTTTTCATAGGAATGGCTCTTTTATATCCATGGGCAACAAAGGAATATCTATTGAATGAAATGTCCATAGGACAGATTATTATGTACTACAATTTGGGTATGGAAACAAAATATCCTACTCCAGATTCTACAGAAAGCAAATTAAGTAATATGTCATATGAACAGTTAAAAGCTTTACGTGATGAAATGAGGGAACAAGGGTTGTCTACTGTAAAAGAAGTTGAAGAGAAGAGAGAACAAGAAGCAGCAGAACTAAAACAGAAATTGATTGAGAAGTATGGAGATATAGAATGAGTGGTGCTTATTTAGGTCAAATGATTGTTCAGATACTTGGTCAGACTTCTCAATTTGATGAATCTATAAATAAAAGTGAAAAAGTATTTTCTGGTTTTCATGATTCTATTATAAAAGACATTGGTTCAATAGCTAATTCAACAAAAGGACTTAATGAACAAGCGGCAGTTTTATATAAATCACTTGAAAACACACAAAAGTATTTGGCAGAAGCCGAAAACAAAATGCAAAGACTCATTAGTGAAGGTATTTCTCCAATGTCTCTTGAATATAAAGGTGCTGCAAATAATGTAGATTTATATACTAAACAAGTAGAATTAGCAAAAAGACAGATAGATGAGATTGGGAAGTCATATAAAGACACAAGTAATCCAATGAATGAATTTATTGGAGAGACTGAAAAGCAGGTTCATGCAATAACCCAATTAAGAAGTCAACATAGCGAATTAAAAAAACAGATACAAGATTTAATTATAGAATATGCAAATTCTGATAAAGTAATAAATGAAGTAATAAATGTTTATAATGAAGCAACTAAATCAGTAAATGATATGAAGGATAAAATTGCTGATTCAAAATCTGAAATCGCTTCATATAGAAAAACATGGGAAGATTTAGGTGAATCATTTGGGAAGGGAGAATTATTAGCACGAGATTTACAGAGACAATCAATAGAGTTAAGAGATGCTATTGCAACTACTTCGAAACAAGTTAATGGATATGAAAAAGCACTTTATGATTTAACTAATGCACAGGAAGCTGCAAAGGAGAATATAGCAGCAACTAAAGAAAAATATGCTGCAATGGTTCCTACTATTGATGAATTAAAAGCTAAGTATAAAGATTTAACAGAAGATATAAAACGTCTTGAAAGTTTAAGTAAGGATTATGATAATACTCTACAAGGATTAAATAATCATATAAAAGATAATAAAGATAGAATACTAGAATTGCTTAGTAGCGGAGTAAGTCCTTATAATGAAGAAATAATGAAACTAAAAGTTCAGAATGATAAACTTGCTGGTAAGGTTGCTTACTTAAAAGAAAATAGCAAAAGTCTCAATGAGATGCTGAATGAATTAGCTAAAACCTCTGCAAAATTTGGTGCTGTTTTATCTGCTTCTGTTACTGCTCCATTAGTGGCTGCTGGAAAAGCTGCTGTTGAGAGTGCAGAAAAATTGGAAGTATCAAGTAAAAAATATGAAGATTTGTTTAGTGAAATGATGCCAGCAGCTACAAAAGCATTGTATGATATGCAAGCTGCTTATGGATTGACAAGTAAACAAGCTACAACATTTTTAGCTGATGCTTCTAACGCTTTTGTTGCAATGGGGGCAACAAGAGAAAGAGCATTGGAAATGGCACAATCAGTAGTGCAGTTAACTGCTGCTATTTCTGCATATTCTGGTAAGCCAATGGTTGATGTAAGTAAAGCATTGGATTTGGCACTATTGGGCAACACAAGAAACTTAAGAAATTATGGATTAGCAATACGACAGAGTGCAGTAAATGATGAATTAGCAGCACAAGGTAAAGATAAACTTACTGGTTCAGCTTTACAATTAGCTACTTCTGAAGTTGCATTAAAACTAATACTTGAAGCTGCACAAGTTCCGTTAAAGACTTTTGCTGAAAATAGCACTTCTGCTGCATTTCAGAGTCAACAACTTAAAGCAAATATAGACCAACTTGCTTCAAGTCTCGGCACTGCAATGATGCCTACAATAAAAACAATAATTGGGGATTTGACTAAATTTGTAAAAAGTCTTGATGATATAAGTGATTCAACTAAAACAGGGGTTGTTGTATTTGGTGCATTTTTAGCACTGTTGGGGCCTATTGAATTGGGTATAGCTGCTCTAACAAAAGGTATTGTGGCATTACAAGCAGCGATGGCAGCAGGAAAACTTGCTTCATGGACTACTTTAATACCTCTTGTAACTGCTGCTGTTGTGGGATTAACAGGTGCTATAGTAGCTTTTAAGAAATCTGCTGATGTAAGAGAACAAGAAGCACAATGGGAAAATTTATCTGTTAAACTTGAAAAAAACAGGGATAAAGCTGATAGTTTGGCAGAAGAATATCAAAAATTGTATGAGAAGACTAATAGAACTGCTGCTGAAACAAAGCGAATGAGCGAAATTGTGGATGAACTACAGAGACTTTATCCAGACCTTACGGAAGAAATGATAGAATCAGGAGCAGCTAATCAAGCTTTAATTGATGAATACAATACTTTGAAGGATAAAACAAATTTAACAGCGAATGAACAGGATAGATTATCAAAAGTTACTGATGCATTAAATAAATTGTATCCAGACTTTACTAAAAGCACTAAAGATTTATCGGATGCCAATAATACTCTAAAGGATAGTATAAATGGTGTTGCTAAAGCCCAGAAGGAACAGGATGCTGCTGTAAGATTAACAACTATTTCTACTAAATTAGCTGCTGCTGCAAAAGAAGTTAACAGATTGGAAGAAGAATTGCGGATATTGGTTGAAGGAGCCACTAACAGAGGAAGGTCTAAAAAAAGTATTGATGAAGACCCTGAAATAATGCAATTAAGAGAAAAAATTGCTAAATTAAAAGAGCTTGAAGGTGATTTACTTAATCAGTATGAAACAATAAACAATGAAACTTTTGGTATACCAAAACCTGTTATTACAAAAAATCCACCACCACCTAAAGGAACACCACAAAAAACACAAGGACAAAGATTGAAAGACCTTGATACTGAAAGAGATGCTATGATTGAATTAGCAAAAAGTACTGGGCAAGATATTTCTGCTGTAGAGAAGGAATATTATAATAAACGATTAAATTTATTGTATAGTTTTCTTGATGAAGATGTGAAGGCAAATAAATTTACTTGGGCTACTATTGGTGAAGATTTAGATACTACTTTAGCTGTTTTTGGTACAACGATAAGACAAGAAATATCTAAAACTGTAGCTAATATTGATAAAGCTGATATAAAAACCAGTATAGATGAAATCACAAAAGCACTTAATAATAATTTGGAAGCAGCTCAAAAAAATTTTGAAATTACTAATGGATCTGCTGATGCTGAAAATGAAGCGAACATAGCTAGAAAAAAAGCATATGATTCTGCTATAGATTCTTTAATAACATTGTTGGTTACTAATGATAAACTAGATAAAACACAAAGAGAATCCATAGAAAATTGGATAAATTCGTATAAAAAGCAATCTAATGCTTTAGGTGATATAATAAATAGATATGTTAATATAGATTCATTACTTAAGAATCTTGAGAACCAAATCAATTTATTTAATGAAGACACAAATAAAAGTATGGAAGATTTATATGAAGGAAATACTGCTATATATAAATCTATTGGTGTTACGATAAATAAAATTAAAAGTTATAAAGCAACATATGGTGATGCAAATGGTAGTATACAGAAAACTATTGATGATTTAATTGTAAAACAGAAAGAATATGGTTTATTACTACAAGAACAAGGTGAATCTGCTGCCTATACTGAATATCAAAAACAATTAGCTAATATAAATGACCAAGTTAAGAAAAATACAATCGATGAATCTGAAGCATATGAATTAAGAATAGATGCTGCAAAAGATTATGTAAAAGCACTGCAAAATATTATAGATAAATATGGAGACCAAGACCATAGACTAAGTGATTTAATAATAACTACTAATAGAGTAATAACAAGTAGAAGTGATTTGGTAAAAATTGATGAAGATGTTAAAAAAGTTACTGATAATTATGATGAATCTATTAGGAAATTAAATGAGGATTATAATAAAGGCAATATTATTGAAGAAGATGCAAATAAAAATAGATTGGAGGCAATGAGAAAAGCTAGGGAAGAACTAATTAAATATAAAGATGTTTCTAGTGAAGCTAGAGATGCAGATATAAGAATGGCTAAAGAAGAACAAGAATTATTAGAGAAAATGGTTAATAATACCCTTGCTGCTGTTAATAAATTAGATAAAGAGACAGGGGATATTCTGAAACAGTTTGTTGACATTTCAGTGAAGGAACATGGAGGGTATACTAGAGTATTATTAAATTCCATGACGGATGCTTACGCTAGTATGAAAAAGTTTTCAGAAGATTCCTCAAAAACTGCTTCTAAAAATGCTGATGCTGTTATAGCCATATCTATAAAACTTGCTGAGGAAGCTGCTAACACTTTAGATGATACTGTACGTCGTAAAATGTTAGAGTTGTCTGATAGTTTAATGAGTAAACTTCATGTAGATGCTAAAGAAGTTCAGACTATAGTAGATGAGCAAGTAGCAAAATTCAATATAGAATCAATACTTGAAAAGATGAAAAAAATAGATGAATCTGCTTTTAATTCGGCAAATGAGTATATCAATAATTTTATAAACACTGGTGGTAAATATGGAGCAGTGTTACAGAAAGAAATGCAATCAAGATTTAATGATATAAATAAAGCTGCTTCTGATAATACGAAAGCAATTTTGGCTATATCTGAAAAACTTACTAATGAAGCTGTTGGTACTTTAGATGATACTGTACGTCATAAGATGCTGAATTTAGCTAGTGATATATTGAACATGCTTGACGAAGATGCTGATAAAGTTCAAATTATGGTAAATGAACAGGTAGCTAAATTCAATATAGATGTGATACTTGAAAAAATAAATGGAGTAAGTAAAGAAGCATATGATTCTACTGTAAAATATATTGATGACTTCCTAAATACTGGTGGTAAGTATGGTAATGAATTAGTGAAATATGTAGAATCAGTATACAAAACTGTAAATACTGATTTATCTGACTTACTTGAAGATTTAGAAAAACAAAGAACAAATGCAAAAAGTAAATTTTTACAAGATGCAATAAATGGAATTATTGAACTTGTAAATGAATGGAGTAAGGGTGAAAAAGCTGTAGTAGATATAGTAAAAGATGCATATGCAGAACTTGATAGAGCTACTCAACAAGATATAGTTGAACAAATTAAAACTGTAGATTCAGGACTTGGTGAAATAGCACAAAAGTATCTTGATAATGCTAAAGTAATAACTGGTGTGGAGAAAGATAAGATAAATGCATTTAAGAATACTGCTGATGCAATGAAAAGAGCTAGTGATAATTATAAAAATGCAGTAACAAGTGCTAATACTGATTTTGAAAATACTGTAGAAAGTATGGATGAAACATCTGCTTCATATATTGCTGCACAAATAAAAAGAGATACTGCTATAAAAAATGCTACTTTAGATTATGCAAATGCTTTATCAAAGTTGAAAGGAACAGATACTGAAGTTAATAATATTCTTATTAAACATAGAGATGAATTGATAAAAAAAGGTATAGAACTCAATGAAACATTAAAACAGGAAAATCTTAATAAAGTTTCTAGAACATATACTGAAACTTTGAAAGAGAATAGTGAAAGAATCAGTGATAATACTGAACTAACTAAAGCAAATCAAAGAGCATTAGAAACATATATATCAGATTTAGGAAAAGTAAAAGATTCTTATGGAGATATTAATGGCTCTATTAATGATCTTATTATAGCAAAATCAAAGGAATTGAATGCTCAAAAATCTGATCTTGAAATAAAAACTGAAATTAAAGACGCTAATACTAAATATAATGAAACAATAGAAAAAATAAATGCATCCAATGATACTGCTATAGAAAAAGATAAGAAAAAACTTAATGCTAATATACAATTAAGAGATTCTCTATTAAAATATGTTGGTGTATCCCAAGAAGCTTCAGATCAAGTTGAGAAATTGAATATAGAGATAAATAATCTTACTGCTGATCAGATTAAAAATACTAAAGCTAATGATAATGAACTTAAAACTTATACTACTGAATATGAAAGATTTCAGAATTTAGCTTCTGAAGCTATGAAACAGAGTAATACAGAATTAGCTAATTCTTATCAAGCTATAGCTGATGCTTATAAAAAACTGATTGAAGATATAAATAAAGATTATGCTGAATCTGTTAAAAAGATAGAAGATGATTTAACATTAAAAATAATAAATGCACAAGATACAAGAACGGCTAAATTTTATGCTTCACAAATGGAAATGGTTGAAGCTATGAAAACAGCAGGAGCTTCAGTAGAAGAAATAAATAAAAAGTTAGCTGAATCTCAACGCACTTTTGATATTGCTACAGTAGTAGAAGAAGCCTATGCTAAAATAAATGCTACTGCTAGTGCTTCTATTTATGAACAGATAAACTTATTCAAATTCTTACGAGATACTACAGTAGGATTAACTGAAGATGAAAAAAACAAGATAAATTCCATAATAAGTGTATTAGTGGGTCAAATACATGATTATACTAATGATATAACCAAATTGATTGGTTCAGAGTATGATAAACAGCTAGTAAATATTACTTCAAAACGAGATGCTGACCTAAAATCACTTAAAGATATGCAAAAAGATGAATTAGCTGCTATTGATGAAAGACAAAAAGATGAATTATCTGCTGAAGGATTGACTCAAGAAGAAAAAACAGAAATCACTAAAAAATATGGGGAATTGAAACAAGCTATTATAAAAAAATATGCAGATGCAGAAGTTGCTATTACTGAAGCATCAGAAAAAGATATAGCAGAATTAAAGAAAAAATATTTAACTGATTTTACTAGAATAAATAAAACAGAACTCAATAAAAGAATTGCTGATATAGAAAACGAAAGAGATACAGAATTAAAATCACTTGAAGAAATGTACAATAGTGCTGTAGCTGCTGCAAAAGATAATGCATCGGATTTGGAAAAAGTTGATAAGGCTTATGCTGCTAAAAAAGCAGAGATAAATAAAGATGCTACTGCAAAAATAATACAAGCCAACTTAGATATGGTAAGTCAGATAACAAGTGATATTTCTAGTTTGTCAAAAGCTTTTAGTGATTTGTTTTCTGGCATAGAAGAAGAACAAAAGAATTTTATAGGTGATTTAACACAGGGAATTGGTGGGATTGTATCTTTATTTGACCCAATAACAGGAGCTATAGTATCATCCATAGGAAAAGCATTTAATAGTATAATGGATACAATGAAAAGTGTAACAGATACTATTGCAAGTTCTTTAAGTAAACTTATTTATGGTGAAGACATGACCACTGCTGGAGTACAGAAAAGACTGAAATTAACTACACAGATACAAACTCTTGAACAGCAGATTATAGGTTATAGACAGCAAGGTGAAGAAATAATTTACAATCAAAAAGTAGATGATATAAACAAAGCAACACAAGAAGAACTTAAAGCATTAGATTATGTAGATGAATTTGGTAATGATTTATTAGATAAAAGACGTGATGATAAATTAAAAGAAATTGAAAAAGAAAAACAAGCACAACTTGAAGCATTGGGTTATGTAGACCAGTATGGTAGAGATTTACTAGATAAACAGCATCAGAAACAACTTGATGATATTGATGAAAGAGAAAAAGCTGAACTGGCTGTTTTAGGACTGCTTGATAAGACAGAATCACAGAATTTAGCTGAATCTATTACGAAGAAACAACGAGAAATAAATGCAGAAACTTCTTCAAGAAGGCGTGCTATACTTCAAGCTGAATTAGCTGAACTTACTTCTGAAAAGAAAAAAGCTGATATAAAGCAGAAATATGAAGATGAACGAGCTGCTGCTGAGAAAAAATATCAGGAAGAAAAAGCTATAAGAGACCAGATATTGTTTGATGCTGAAACACAACGGCTTGCTATAGAAATGCAATATCAAATAGATAAAGAAAAAAGAGACAAAATAATGTATGAGAATCAGTTAGCTTTACAGGCTGCTGAAAAAGATTATCAGGACAAATCTAAAAAATTCATTCATGACAAAGCTGTAGCAGAACAAAAATTAGCATTAGCTGAAGCTGAAATAGCGAAACAGAAAGCTATTCATGATGCAAGCAAGGAAGATAAAGCAGCTGTAGAAGCAGAATATAATAAAGTTATTGCTGCAATAAAAGCATTACCAATACCAGAAGCACAATCTGGTATGGTTGTAATGCCTAAACGTGGTGGTACTATTGTAAAAGTAGCAGAAGCTAATATGGCTGAAGCTATTATCCCATTAGACAGATTAAATCAGGTGATTGCTAGTATCAACACAAAATCATTTCAAACAGCTTCAGCAGTTCCAACTGATTTAGGTGATATTCATTTAGTAGTGAATCTTGATGACAAGCCAATACTTGAAAAGATATTCCCTGCTACAAGGAATAGAACGGTTAAAATTGATGCAAGAAGCATCGTGGGTAATATATGAGAATAGCATATAATGATATAATCAGTAAATTGGATTCATCTAAACTTACTTGTGCAACAGTAAATCCTAATTATCCTATTTCAAATGTACAAGACCAACGGCTTGGTTTTTGTTCCATGATGGCCAGTGCTTCATCCATTATTATAGATTTTACTGACCACGGATATAAAATAAATACTATAGCTTTACTTGGGCATAATTTAAGTCCTAGTGCTACAATATCAGTAGCTTTCAACTATATCAATGACTGGACAAGCCCTCCTGTAACACAGACATTATCATATAATAATGGTATTATACTGAAATTTCTTGATACTCCTGTCTATGTTGGTACAACTGAAATAGAAAATGCAAATGAATTAACAAGTGGTGTTGTTACTATTGATTTTCTTACTACAGAAAGTGGTGATTTTTTGATTACTGAATCTGGTGATTTTATTGTGAGACAGGAAAAATATGTTTTTGCTAAAATTTCTATAACAAATACAAATACAATACAGTTAGGCAGAATATGGATGGGGGATTATTTACAAATATCTCCATCTAGTTTATTGGATTTTGAAGTTGATGTTATGAATAATGATTCAGTAATTTATGGAACAGACAGACAGAAATTTGCATCTTCTGGTATCCAATGGAGAAAAATAAAACTTACTTTTCCTTCTACAGATAATACTATGATTACTTCTATAGTAAATATGTACAAAGAAATAGGAACTTATAAATCAGTAATTTTTTGTAACTTTGATACAATCCGTGGGTACCCTTTAGTTGAACCTTTGTATTGCAGTTTTAATGGAAATTTATCTTTTAAGCATAACGAAAGTATGAAATTTAGTTATGAATTATCTTTAGAGGAGGATAAGTAGTTTTTATGGCAAATGTTAAAATAAGCGGGTTACCAGAAGCTTCTGCTGGGACAGTATTGAATACTGATACTATAGTTGGAGTATTTAATGGTATAACAAAGAAATGTAAATTAAGTAGTATAAATTTGGATGTGTTAAGTGATGGTACTAACTATGCCCGTATACAAAAGATATATGCTGATGCTATAAATAATGGTTCTTATGGTCAACTATATGATGGAATAGCATGGGATGAAAATGCTGATACTTATACTAGGTTAGGAAGAACTGCTGGTTCACCAAATTATCTGGAAATACAAAATGGAATGAGACGGTGCTTATTGAAAGCAGATGGAACGGTTAACTATTATTTATATCCTACTAATTCTGCATTAAAAGAAGATGGTGTTACTGCATCAGTATTAGATGGTACTGATGGACAGGTAATGGTAGAAATACCTAAATTTTACTATAGTTATTCATATGTAGGTACTACGCATTCTTGGAAAATATCTTCACATAAACTACCTGGTTTTGTTCTCCATCCTTTATTTATGTCTGATAATACTGAATTGTCTGTAGCTTATGTAGGAGCATTTGAAGGTGTTTTATATGATACTTCTATATCTAAATATGTATGTGGAAATGGTATAGAAAGTACAGCAGCAACTTTTGTAGCCTCAACAAAAACTATTCTTTGTACAGCATTAACTGCACCTTTTGAAAATGTTACTGTAGGTGCTAAATTAGTAATAACAGGAACCACTTCAAATAATACTACAGTCACTGTTGCTTCTAAAGTATCTTCACAAAGTATTACTGTATCTGAATCTCTTACTGATGAAACTGCTAACTCAGCAACTATTGATGTGCAAAGAGATTATACTGCAAGTACTGGTGATAAATTAGGTTCTGTAGTAGGAGTTAGTCCAATTACTAAAATTACAAGAGCACAGGCGAGACAATTAGCTAAAAATATGGGTACTAATTGGCAGTTATTAGATTATGATATGATGAGTGCTATTCAGTTATTGTATCTAATTGAATATGGTAGTTTTTATTCACAAAATAAAATTGGAGCTGGAATATCGAATGTATCTGATTGGACTACTTATAATAATATTTATCCTATAGCAAAAACTGGTAATTCTGTTTCAGTAGGTAATGGTACAGCAAATACAGCAGGTTCCTCTTCTTGTGCTACTGAAACTAGTAAACATCTTACCTATAGAGGAATAGAAAATCCATTTGGGCATCTTTGGAAATTTGTAGATGGATTCAATATTAATAATAATATTGCATATGTTTGTAATAATCCAGTTAACTATGCTGATGATACTACTACAAACTATACTAATATAGGTACTATGATAAATTCAAATGGATATATAAATACTCTTTTAAGTATTATGAGAGGATTTTTACCAAAGTCTGTGGGAGCTGATTCATCTACAAAAATAACTGATTATTATTGGCAATCTTCTGGGTGGCGGGTGGCTTATGTTGGGGGTAA